AAAAGATGCTCCTCCGCCCTTAGTTCGGTCGCTGGCACTAAGGGGACGCCCATAGGAGATCCACTAAGGCGAGGAGCTATTTTTAAACAACGTTTAAACACCATTTAAAATGAAAAAAGCACTTATATTTTTAGGACTATCATTACTATTTTTCTCTTGTGGAAAAAAGAACAATGAACAAACAAACAAAACAGAAGTCATTACAGGGTTTGTAGTAGACAAAGAAATGATAACAGCCCATACAACCTTCCACTTTGTTGGAAAAGTACGCACAAGCCAACAAAGAAGGTACTAACAAAATAACAATATACGAAAACGACTACAAAGAGTATAACGTAGGTGACTATGTAAAAGTAACAGTTAAAAATGAATAATATGCCCACAATAAAACCCCATCAGATTCGTATCCTTCAAACTCTCCTAAGCAAACGTTTCAGCGACCGAGAAGCCCGCCTACACTTTGTATGTAGCTTTATTGGCAGAGAGCTCCCCAGCACCAAAAACCTCACCGAAGACGAGTTTTTTGCCCTCGCCCAGCACCTTGGTTACCATTTCGAGATGCACGCCTACTTTAATATCGAAAACAAGCAACACGCCAAGCTATTAGCTCTATGCCACGAACTCGGCTGGCGTGATACAACCAACCCCAAGTATGCAGATATAACACGCCTTGGCAAGTGGTTTTGTAGCAGCAAAAACCCCTTCAAAAAGAGCCTCCACCGCCTCACCCCCACCGAAGTAAGCAAAGTAAACGCTATCTTTGAAAAAATGCTAACACAGAGATATGAAAGAAGTTAGAAAATTAGCCAATGGGAAAATTAGCAAATTAATTGCCTGTGCGGCTCGCACTTGTTCTCACAAGCATAAAGAGCTCCGCACTCTTGCCCACTACTGCACTGTAGAAGTAACCGCCTTATTTTGCAAGGACTGTGGCAAGCAACTCACCAAAGAAGAGTGGAATGTATAACCCTTTAAACACTATTTAAAATGAAAGAAACACCTACACACTATTTTTGCCATTTTAGCAATGGCATACAACCAAAGAATAAGCTGCAAACTCAATTCTCTTGTTTTCTAAGAGGAATGAGCGGAGAACTATATCGGGCAGATGATTTAACCAAAATAGAGCAATACATCATTAAAAAAGCTAAAGAACTTAATGAAGAGTTCCCACGATGCAAACCGCTTAATATATCCTTTGCGATATACTTAGAAGATAGTAAACTTTACCTACGAGGGTTTGAGTTTAGCACCTTTATCCTTATACCCGCTTACTTAATTAAAATATAAAATGACCTACACTGTAACCATACACCGTACCCACTCCCTACTAAAGCTCACCTACCAAAAAGGTGAGCTTTGCAAAATAGAAATCAAAAGCGGAGGACTCAATAGCCAGCAATACCAACAACTCGGAGCTATCCTACCCCCACAAGAGGAAGATATAGAACGCTACCAAGAGCAATGGAATGGCAGTGTGTCCTACCGTGAGGATGTGCCCGAACCTTTAAGTCTTTATGGAAAGTTTTTAGACGAGTGGTTTGCCTTTTACAAACACCTGTACGGCTTCCCTCCTAAGTTTACTGGTGCCGATGGAAAAGCCCTAAAGCAAATCATCAGCTATCTGCAACAAGTCTCCAATGATGTCGAAGCCCTTTCTACGTGGCAGTACCTATTGGGCAATTGGCAGAAAATGGATGCCTTTCACCAAAAGAATACCGATTTAAAATACATCAATTCACAACTCAACAAAATTCTACAAAATGCAAAACGAGGTAACAGTAGTGCAACAACAGCCTACAGCGATAATTTCAAGCGAGAAATTCTTGATGGTCTATGCCCCCGCTAATTGTATGAAATATAGCTATAAGGTAGCTATTTTAGAGGAAGCAATAAACCTACCAGCCCCCTCAATTAGTCAAATCAAACGAGAACAAGGAGAGCCATTTTGTGAGAAGTTCATAATGTTGTGGTTGGTGTATTTAAATGAGATGTTAAACCTTAATAAACCAATGACTGAAAGCCAAATACGCCTTTGTGCCTCACAGCTTCTTGCAGAATATAGCTACCTTAAGATAACCGAACTTACCCTCATATTCAAACGTATACTATCAGGCGAATATGGTGAGTTTTACGAGCGTCTCGGTATTGATAAGCTACTAAAGTTCTTTCGAGAGTACGATAAGGAGCGTTTTGAGTTTATAGATGAGCAGCGACAACGAGAGCACGCCGAGTTCCGCTATCAAGAACAAAAAAATGAAACTCCTTTGGAAGACTTTAAACGCAACCTCAAAAAAGCCTATAGGATAATCTAAAACGAGCCAATTAGCAAATTTAACATTCGCTAATTGGCTCGTTTGTTAATTTGTATATTTACTAATTATATCGTACTTTTGCACTATAAAATCATTCCTTAAAAGCAATGCCTCTAAAAACACCCCATAAAAAGCAGGGTTACCAGCGTAACCAACTCCTCCGATACAAAGCAGTAATGGACGAGTTCAACCGCCACGACTATCGCTATATGCCTATTTCGGTAATATGGCGTGAGTTTATATACCCCAAGTTCTTTATATCACGAGGTACCCTCTACAAAATTCTAAGCATTGATGTAGACAATGAGTTACAAGCCTACGCCTAATCTACAATTTGCTAATTAGATATTCTGTACTTCACAACTGTAATACACTTCATATTCCTGGACTCCATCATCACGCAGCGTTCTGCTCTGTGAACTTCTAATCAGTGGCGAAACATTAGGTAGCAATGACACTCCGTGCAGCTGCTGATGTATCTTTTCTATAATACCCCATATTGCCCATACCTCTTCTTTTTGTCTCCTTGGGGCTTGCATACTACTATTGCTAAGCCTCATATTAGCTACCGTAATTTTTATCTGTACAGTGCCTATCTGTCGTTGTACAGGCTTCTTGCTCATATCCCTACCAAGGTTAGAGAATTGCACTTGCTGCACATCAATCAGCGCGCAAGGGAATTGCACAGGCATATTAGGACTGTAATAGTCTAACTGCCCCCAATTCTCGTCTATGTATTTAAGTTCAGTAATCTCGCTTACTTTCTGTTGTATTTTCTCTAATAATGCTTTCATTGGTGTATGCTATTTAGTGCTTCTTTTATATTGAAATCTACTATTTCGGTTACCATACGTTTTACTTCAGTATGATTGCCTATGAATTGCCGCTTTGGTATTTTTAGTTTGTCGCCTACCTGTTTTAAGGCAAGGGCTTTCCAGTGTTCTGCTTCTACCGAAAAAGCCTTTTGTGCAGCCCCTTTGCGCCCTTTAGCGGCTCCAATAGCTTTGTAATACATTGCCCAAAAATAACGCTTCATTTTGGCTGTTACTTCCACTTCACCGCCATTGTTTTGAATGTCAGCATAAGGCACCGAACTTGTCCAGCGTACAGTAGTATCTTCAATGTTGCTACGGATAGAGCGGCGCAAGGTACCTGTACGCATCATCAGTGAGCCACGCCTATTGGGTATAAGGGTATTAGCCCACTTATCATCAAAGAATGCTTTACGCTCAAAATTGCGGTCAAACGCTTCTGTGAGCTTCACTTTGGTATCCGTTAAGATGTGATTTAAAAAGTCTTTAAACTCCATTTAAAAAAAGTTTTGTGTTTATTTGCTTGTTGTTTTGTTTTTATTTTGTACTTTTGTTGCCTAAAATACATTTTACTATGGACTTACTAAATAAATATCTCAGCAAACGTGATTACTCAGGAAGTGAGGAGGATATTTACGCCCAAGATATAGAAACCTTCTATAACTTCTCTCTACTTCATAATGAGGAAGGTCGCTTTTTAGCTCTTTTAAAAAAAGCCGATAAAGAACAAAAAAGAATTACTTATGCTACAGAACAAGATGTTTTGTGTAGTGATATTTTTGTTCACCAACTTACTCTGGTATAAAACTTCTAATCATTTGTATAGTATCTTGATATAAATCAGGCATAACCTCCCTAAAAACTTCATTACCTGCAAAGGTATTTTCAAAAGCGTGGGCAATAAACTCAGCTTCCTTCATTCCATCTATACTAAAATATCTTCTTGAGTGTCCTGAACCAAAATTACTATTTAAGGACATAAGTGTATCACTACAAGCACCTATTTGTTCCATTAAATTATGGTTATTCTCTCTCTGAGCTTCTCTCATTTTTTCATTGAGATTTCTTTGAATTTCTAAGTATCCTTTATTTCTATCTTCAGCAAAGATATTACGATGTTTATCCATCACATCTTTTACTCTACTGTCTTGTCTCATTCCTATATGAGTGTCAATAGCGTGTCCAAATTCGTGATAAACTACCGCTTCTGCATACCAGTTGCTTTCTCGTCTTCTACTATCAATCGGTATTTTCACAAAATTACTTGTAGGTGAATAATAGGCTCCACTCATAGCTCTATATCCTATAGGCTCTCTAAAATACAAAGGTGTTTCTCTTGTTAAGCCCTCAAAAATACTCCTATTAACTGTTATATTTAACTGACTTTCATAAGTAGGAATATTAGTAGGTGTATATTCGGGTTCTTGCCTTTGTTGCATATTGTTTAACACCTGCTGTACCTGCCCAGCCCCTACCACTTGGGTATAGGTATTAGTGGGTGGAAATACCTTCTTTTCCTGCCCTGGGTTAAAGCGAAACATCTCCAATTTATTCTTTCCGCTCTTGCCTATCTGGGTAGTAGCAGCCTCTCCTGCCTTTTTGGCAGTTTCGGGGTTGCTTTTGGTGTTTTCACGTGCCAATACTTCTACAGCTGTACAACGGCAACGCCACCCATTAGGTGGGTAGTACTCTGTCCAAAAAGCATCGTCTTTAGGCAAACATATTCCTGCCAAAGCTGCGTGGCTTTGCCTTACTCGCTCATCACCTGCGGTGCGATATTCCAACCAATAACGGCTCGTGTCGGTTTGCAGGTTAGCCCAATTAGCGGCACTTTGGGTACTCTGTACGGCAAACTGGTACTCGGCTTCTAAGTAGTTACGGTTGTAGGTGTTATTTAGTTTTAGTATCTCCTGTTCAAACTGATAATAAGGGCGTATATTGCCCTGCTCATCTTTTAGTTTGCTCCGCGCCTCAGTGAGTTGTGTATGGGTTTTGAGCCCTGAAAAGATAAATACATCTTTCTCTAAATAGGTTCTCATCTCATCGGGCACTTGGTGAGGGATAGCGGTGTTAAACACTTCAGCGGTAGCAGTGATAAGGTCGCGGTAGGCTTTGTATTTCGTTAAATCTTCGGGTTTGTAGGTGCCTTTCTTATGCAAATAGTCAAACGCTTTCTTAGCCACCTTAGTAAGGTCTTTCTCCCCTCTACTTGGGAGAGGGGCTGGGGATGCTAATCTTGCTTCTTGGCACGCCTGACAATCGCAAGGAGCGTATTGGTTTTGTAGGTTCAGGTGTAGTGCCCCGAAATAAGTGTCGGGGCTTAGTCGAAAAAATCTAAGGTGAGTTTTTGAGGCGTGGCAGGGGCTTTGTTTCCTGTAACCTCAATGCCGAATTTTTCCTTTAGCCACTCATCTGATACTTCTTTATAAGGCAGTATTTCCTTAGTGCGAGTCCACAGTTCTCCCAAGTCCTCTGCTTGGTCATACACGAGCGACAATCCCTCTTCGGGGAGTACCCCAATGGCGTACAGAGCAGGTAGTACTTTATCGTTCATATACTGCTCCACCATTGTTTGGTCGGCATCAACAAGGGCTTGCAACATATCTTGCGAGCTTACTTCTTTGCCTTTGCTGCCGTACTTTGTATCTTGCCCGATGATAGCCCCCGAAATGAGCAAGGAGATGTTATCACGGCACAGTTTTATGAGTCCGTTATACACTTCACCTGTAGCGGGTACCCCATTGGTTGCCCACTCGAATTGCTCGGTTTCGTCAATGATAAACCAAGCGGCAGCCCCCATATCTGTCATCATCTTCTCGGCACGTGCAAGGGCTTGGCGGTCACGGGTGTTTGTCTTCATTACGCGGGGAGGTATGCCATATATCTCGCACAACTCCGACCAGCAACTTTGGGCAAAACGGCTGAACAAAATATGGGGTATTGCCTGATTGATAAGCCCCAAATCGCCTATCTTACCAAAATCTAACAGCCACGTGCCGTACTCAGAGGCGTTCATATAGTCTAAGCCTCTATCATCGGTGTAGTCTTTTAGGATAATACCCTTTTGAGGTATTACATTTTGGCGGGGTACTAAAGCTACTTCTACATCCGAAAATGGCACTTCATTACTGCCCGCAGGTACTACCTGCCTATTTAGTTCTATAAGGGTATAGCCAAAGTACTCACTATCTAAGATGTGACTTATAATATCATTAAACCAAACCGACTTTTGTAATGCTTTGGTCAGCTCTTCGTGTGTTTCACCATTAGCCTTCTGTATGCTGAAGTTAGCCGAAATAGTCTTTAGCTTTCGGTTCTTTATTTGTGAGGTAGTATGCGCATCAAGCATCATATCACGCACGAGATTATAGTAGGGGAACGTTTTTGGGTTCTCTACGTTCTCTGCCATTGCCATTGCATTTTTCCACGTAAGTATATCGGCACGGGTACGCGCCATTGCCTTGGGAACGATATTGCGGGTAGGTTGCAGAGTGTTTTTCCCCACCCCTGCCCTCCCCGAAGGAGAGGGAGCTTTTTTCTTATAGTTCTTATAGGGTTTCATTGCTTATATTTTCCTTTTACATTAATGCCTTTTTCGGTGATTTGTAGTACTTCGGCACTAAAGCCGTCTGCTTCTAATTGGATGCGTATATGCCTATCAAGGGCGCGGGTAACACTGCCATTCTGTGCTTGCTGAATATTACAGCCCGTAACAGGCGACTCCTTCCACTCTCCTTGCTTGGAGAGCAAAAGGAACTCCACATGTTGGGCAGTACTTTCATTAGCGACAAAGTCGCCCCCTACGACCTCCAAATCATATTCAGTTGTTACGGTTATATCTTTCATTTTAGTCGTTAGTATTTAGTCGTTAGTCGTTAGAGTGAGTCGCTGGCTAACGACTAACCGCTATTAGTGATTAAATTTAGTGCGTGAACCAAAGAGGAAAGGCGTGGTTTGCTTTTCTGTTTCCTCTGTACGAGGTACAATAGGCAGCGAACTGATATTCACCTCACCCTTAGCAAGCCTTTTAAGGTACTCTATCGCCCTATCATAACGTTCTTTGGCGTGGTCATAGATAATATCAGCATTGCACAGATCTACAATATACCACTTCGCTACCGATAGGCAAAGACTCACCACAAGGGCGTTTCTTTCCTCTCCACGCTTGGCAAAGATAGCCTCCGTATCGTATCGAGGGCGACCGTCAAGGTATTCCTTTTTGTCATTGGTGTAGAAGTACGATTTTACCTCCTGCTCAGCAGTATCTAACGCCTGCAGTAATATACTCTCATCCCCTTCGGTTATCTGCTCCACTTGGTAGGAGTAGATATTATTCTTTAAATCTTCTTTAACTAAAAACATATCAATAATGGTTATTTACTCTTGCTCCAAAAGCGTATTGGTTGCTACTTTGCCTGTTGCGACCTATAAGCCATTTAAAAGCTCCGTGGACAGCATCGGGTCCATCATCGTGGGCACCCGAACCCTTTTCAAAGGCTAAGAACTGGTCTATAAGCACCTGCATATCCGCATTTTTCTGTTCACTATTGAACCATACATTTTTGCGCTCAAAATAGCCTGCAAGGCTCTCTATACGGTCGAACTTATCAGCTTTGCTGCGTTTGTCGGCTACGATAGGGATATAGTACCCCCTTTTGTCGCCCTCTTGGTCAAAGTCGCTTACAAACTCGTCCATCGCAAAAAGTCCCTCAATCATATAACGGATATTATAGCGGTCTAAGCGATACTTCTCATACTGGTCATACAGCCATTTAGCACAATGCGCACGGCTTTTTTGCTGCATATAGCACAGCAGTATATGAAACTCCTTACCTATATTGCCCACCAAAATCAGGGCTTTGTAGTCCGCATTTTCCTTATACGACAAGTCCCCATAGAAGCACAAATTATCATACTTGCTCAGCGGCAGTGCCTTTTTATACTGAATATCCTCGTACTTAAAGATAGCCCCATCCTCAATATGTGTATGCATATATTCACGCATAAACGAGCGGTAAGGCATACTCTTAAACTTATTACGCCAGTACTCCGCCGAAGTCTTCTCAGGCCATTCAGGAGTAAAGTCCTGTAAGTTTTTCACCGCACACACCGTAAGTATCTTAAACTTCGTTTGCGGACTATCCTCATAACTACCCTCCTCTTTGGGCGTGTTAATCACCTCATTAAAGTACGTTTTAAGGCGGTTCGTAATTGAGTTTTTGTGGAAGTTGTTATTGGCAAATACAAAGCGTTCAGTAGCGTTGTCCTCACTGTCAAAACACCCCCATACATCTTCAGTAATATAATCTACACTTTCACGCATAATGCGGTCGTTGTGGATAGACTTCTTGCTGTCCACATCATCTACCACTATATAGTCGGGACGCTCCGACTGTTCTCGTGCCCCTC